AACCCTCCATTTGAAGTTCAGCCATAGCGGCATCTGCTATATTTCCGTTTACACCAAATATAACAGGAGCATATGCGTGTTCTCTTGGATTCCGTGCGTCATGTATTTGTTGCAGTGGACTCATGTAATCGGAAACCCCATAATCAATCGGTCCTAGCTTAGATGGCTTTCCGTTATCGTCTGTCTCTAAGATTTCAAACCAATTCTTTGTGACCTCTTCTTCGAGCATCATTAGAGCCCAAATCATTGACATGACTGTATCATCGTGAATATCATCACCTTTACGAGCCGCCCACTTACCGTTCGGGTATCTAATAAAGTTCTTAAATTCTGACTGAGTAATTTCGTCGTAAACTGTAACCGCTTTGAGCTGATTGACCCAATAGCGCATATTCGTAACACCTTTGTATTTTGCGTTTGTGTGACAGATGACACCACGACGACCATTAAAGTTCTTTCCTTTTACAGTTGGTGCATAGTCAACGATCTTTTCATACATATACTCACGAACCATTCTGTCAACTACCTGACCACCGCAATTATTTCTTTCGATCAGACATGGCGGCGACCCCCATTCTTTCATTGTATCGAAAAGTTTCTTTGTGAAGTCATATGGCTCTATCGTATTACTCCTATATACAGCGGCCTGTTTGATGTCGTCTAGATTTGTCAGATCCATTATTTGGATTACACTTGAGTCTTTCTTGACACCTTCCGCAACGTCAACACCAGCAACATACAATCCATGCTCCCTAGGCTCTTCGAATATTTTATATGCACCGTCGTCGTATGAGTACTTCGGAACCATTACATCTATATCAAATTTTTGTAGAAGATCCGGATCTAGCATTGATTCACCTGACTGGAGAAATGTGTTTCCAAACTCCTGATCGAATGCTTCACGACTTCCCATCGCTGCAATCGTTTCTGCTTTCCATTCTTCATCTCTTCCTGGCATCTCCCACCAATCAACACGCTCTGGATGCCATGCTCCGCCAGCTTGGGCCCCACTATATAGCTTATGGAATAGATTACCTTCTCCATTAGGAGTACTAGCGATAATGATTTTCGATTTCTTAGAACGAGAAATGATAGGATATACGGAGTTCCAAAACTCGTTCATGATATGTGCATCAACGAAAGCCATCTCGTCGATGATAAGAACGTTACAGGTGTGGGAACGACCTGAGTCTGTACTAGTTGTACTAACACCAATGCTTGAGTCATTTGAGAATATACAGCCTGTCTCACCCCATTTCTTAACACCCGTCTTCAGCCAATTAGGTAGCAATTCATATGCCATTTTAATTCTTCTGAAGATACCAATAGCAGTATCCTCCTTATTGGCTACAATCATAACTCGCTTATCTTTTTGGAAACAGCAAAGCCATAATGCATATATGGTCATGATAGTTGTCTTACCACACTGTCTCGACGCCAACATGATATTATATCTGTTGTCGCGAAGAGACCTTAAAATTCTTTTTTGATATTTGAATAATTTGATTTTTGTCTTACCTTTATCTGGGTCAACAATTGTAAAGAAATTTTCCGAAAAGTATACAATATCAGTAGAACACTTACGAAGATCTTTAAGCATCTTCGGAGTCCATTGATCAACCGCATAATGCTCTGTAGGTAGATTCTGATTACCTAAATATAGACCCTTTTCTCTGGTTTTCATATAATTATATGTAAATATTTACATGCGACCACAACAAACTCGTAATATGTCCAGGGATATGAAGTCACTTGAAGATGTCTATACAGGCCTCTTAGAAGAGAATTTCAATGTAGACCAACACAATTCTGAAAACCGAGAACTTGCAAAAGGTACAGGACCTGAAGCTGCTGATGGTTTTGGACCTGAGACTGCAATAGACCCGGCCAAGATGTCCGACAAAGAAAAAGAGGACAATGCTTACGGTGTTGATAAAAATTCCCAAAATATTGAGCAGGAAGACGAGAAACCTTTAAAAGAGAGAGTAAATACTTCTACAATGGAAAACGAATTTGATAAAATTTTTAAGACTGTAATGGAAGGTTCTGAGTTCGACGACTTCGGATCAGAAGATGATGCTGGATTGGAAGACGATCCATTGGGCGGTTTCGATGCCGAAGGCGACGAAGGTGAAGAAGGACCGGTAACATTAACACTTGAACCACATCATGTTGAAGCCCTTAGAGAAGTGCTTGCACAACTCGACGGTGGTGAAGAAGGTGATGAGCTTGATCCACTTGATGCTGAAGATGATTTCGGTGGTGAAGATGACGAAGAACCTCTTCCAGAAGGTACTGAGTCCCACGAATTGAAACCACAACCAGACGGCAAAGGTAAGCTCCAAGGTAAGAACAACAAAGTTCAGGGCCGTGCTTCCCAAACTGATGGCGGCGCTTCTACAACAGGTGCACAAGGTAAAGAAGAAGCAGCGAAAGCCTGTCCAGACGGTAAAAGTAGGCTTCAAGGCAGAAACAACAAAGTCGGTAAACCACAAGGTATTTTCGCACGATAAGCTTAAATCTCATACGATTTCAATTAAAGCCTCTTCATGAGGCTTTTTTTGTAGGTAAATATCTATATGTTCGATAAAGCTTTCAGCAAAGTCCTAAAAGAGGACATCATGAATCTAAAATCTGGATTCGATTCTAATGGTCTTCGTATAGGAACAAAGGATGGCTCAAGGTCTAAGACAAATCACCAAGCTGTAAATCCTTCTAAGGGTGTTGCTGTTTCTCGTCGAGGTCCACAGAATACACTTGAAGCTAAAATCGAAAAGGTCAAATCTGGCGCTGTTCGTATGATCCCTGTGTGGCCGGCCGAAGTACAACAAATTCGTTTGAAGTATAATTCTAACTCTGATGGTGACATCCAGCTTGGCACATCTGGATGTCGTCTCGTAATGAATCAACAAAACAAAACATTTTACCTCACAAAATAATGCCGTACGGAGATGACATATTTCAAGATACCTCTTTCAGATTTCTAGATAAGGAAAGGAACTGTGCAGAGATCAATAACTTCGATGGTTGGTGGGAAGAACAAATCAGACACTACGGTGTTAGTGTAGATTACTATGTTAGTAACTTCTCTGTTGAGGACCATGACAAACTTTATGGTGAAGACCCAACAGCAGTTTACTCGGAGTCAGAAACACTCATCTTAGCTCCTGTACTAAATGAGAATGCTGTCGTTCTTCAAAACATCGGCTTGATGGCTGATGATGAACTCACTGCATTTATTCATATGGAGACATATAGGAGGGTCTTTGGAGAAACAGCAGAACCCAAATCTGGTGATGTATTCGACTTAGAAGAGTTCGGGAGAAGTAGGTTCAACGGAAGAACCGGTAAGAAATTTGAAATCACTGAACGTCTAGACCAAGATGTTAATCAGATAAATCAACTGATGGGTCACTACGTTTGGCTTATTAAGGCCAAACGATATGATTATAGTTATGAACCAGGACTATCTCCTGAAGGAGCAAGTGAGCAAATTACTGATGATGTATTTGAAGGCCTCATGCCTGGTGGCTCTCAGGGACCTAGTCCAGATAAGACAGTGCCGGGTTCTGCAGACGAAGAAAGTAATTCAATATTTGACTATAGCCAATATGGCGATGGTGATGACGTATATGGAGATTACACATAATGGATAAGATTGAAGCATTAATTCTAAAAGTAAAACAAAGTCTTGCTGATAAGAAGGTTAGTTCTAATGAATATATAAATGAGCTCAACAATGTTAAAGGTGATATAATTAAGAAGAAGTTTGAATTCGATTATGATCTGTATCGCCAGAGACTAAATGAAGAACTTGAAATAGCAAGAGAGTTTGATCAATATCAAGCAGAACAAAATGAAGAAGACGAACGAACAGATTCCGGCGGTGATTCAGATGACGGTCGTGTCATTCCGTATCCTCAACAGTACGGAACCGAAATTAAAGGTAGTGAAATAAATGGTTCAGAAGACGACAAGATAGGTTTTACCGTTAGTCTCAATGCATCAGGCAACACTATAGCTATCGGTGCTCCTTTTGCTGGTTATGTTATGGTATTTGAATGGAACGGTTCTGATTGGACCCAGAAGGGTTCTGATATTGCGGAATCTGGACCAGATTATGAATCTGGTTTATTCGGCTTTGATGTCGAATTAGATGCTACTGGTGATTTCCTTGTTGTCGGAGCACCATATTTTGCAGATGGAGATGGTGCTATCTTTGCATTTGGATTTAGCAATAATTCATGGTCATTATTTGATGCACCTGTATTCGGAACTTTGGGGGAAAACTTTGGGTATTCTGTATCTGTTTCTGGTGATGCATTAACAGTCGCTACAGGGGCTGTTTTATCCAACCAGGTATTTGTGTGGGACGTCGGCGAAGGAGGCTTTGAAACTAAAGGAATAATAGACCACGGATTCTGGGACAGCTTTGGCGTTTCATGGATGGGATATGACGTAAAACTTTCATACGACGGCAATACCATTGTCTTCGGCGGTCCCATCTTCAATAATGGCCGAGGAATAACTTTGGTCTTTGAATACGGTGAAGACTGGAGCCAAAAAGGATCAAGCATAACAGGTTCTATTGATAATGAAAGCTTCGGCAGTGCAGTAGACATTAGTAACGATGGCAACACAATAATTTCCTCAAGCGTTGCTGGCGGTGATGGATCTCAAGGTATTACAAAAATCTTCATATATACCAATGAGGATTGGGTTCAGTTAGGATCATCTATTATAGGGGAATCTAACATGGACTCTAGTGGCCATAGTGTTAGTATTAATGGAACAGGAAATATTGTTGCAATTAGTTCAATATTTAACAATTCGTCCGCTGGTCATGTTAGAATCTTCAAATATGATGTTGATAATTGGTACCAACTTGCCAGAGATATTGACGGAACACCTAATTCATGGTTCGGTTATTCAACATCTTTAAATGACAAAGGAGATTTCCTTGCAGTTGGATCCATATTCGCGGACAGTGAACTAGGCGTAGATTCTGGTTCGGTGAAAGTTTATGGCATTCTGGGTGTGTAATATTTTCGAATCTCATAAATATTTTTATTGACCATGGCAAAGAAGAACCGTCTAGATAAACTACTTGAAAGCTTGAACCCACCATTGGTGACTGAAAATACTGACCTCGATGAATATATCGAGCAAAAGGCTATTGCGTCCGAACGACTCCGTTTGAAATCAGATAAACTCAAATTGATTTTGTCTGAAGCAAAGAAACCCAAAGCAAAGAAAGAACAAGCTGGTGATTCAGAGGACGACTACAATGTTAAGAAGGACACAGTCCAGGAAGACACTATTCGTGAAGATTCGGAAAATACTGAACTAAGATCCTTCGTAGAGAAATTCATTGCTTTCGGTAAAGAACATTTAAGACTCCGCACTCCAGTGGCTCTTCATTTAACAAATGAAAGAAACAATGGCATTACAACAGCAGGATACAAACCACTCGACAGATCAACAACAGTATATGTCGAAGGTAGAGCAATTATTGATGTTCTCCGTAGTTTAGCCCATGAAATGGTCCACCAAAAACAACATGAAGATGGTGTCCTTCATAACGAATCAGGCTATACTGGGTCAGAACACGAGAATGAGGCAAATGCTCGTGCCGGTGTTATGATGAGAATTTTCTCTGAAAATAATCCTACAGTTTATGGTGATGACCCATATACTAAGGAACTTGCTACAGAATCTAAATATAATAACACATCCAATAAGTTCGAACCATTTGACTACGATGCTTATCGTGAACGTCTCCAACAATTCAACGAAGACATTCAGCAAGTAGGTCGTTCAGATAGATCTACCTCCATCGCAAATGGTGGCACTGGGTATGATTCTGATGGTGGCGGAGACGACGAATTTAAGAAAATTACTGTTGAAGCGGGTGAAATTGTATATGTGGTCGACACCGATACTTACCAAATTATTATCGCTAATATCGAACACGGTGAAAGCGCTACCTTGAGATTTGTTGGTGCTGGCCCGGGTGGTGCGGCAGATGATGTTACCATTGCAAATAACAATGGTGTTTTGGTGTTTGATGGTTCAATTAACATTGGGCTAGGGACAGACTACCTCTACACAACACCTGCAGGAGGAAAATTCAGAATTCTTTACATTGGTCAAGGTAGTATTATTATAAGGTTATCTGTCGAAGCAAAGAATGGTGATGTTCCTGTAGTCTCACCTACACTAAGTGTAACCCCAACTGTAACCCCAACTGTAACCATTACTCCTAGTGTTACGCCGTCAAGCAGCATCACACCCACACCAAGTGTAACCCCGACAATTTCTATTACAGCTACTCCAAGTGTAACACCTTCTGTAACAGTAACACCTTCTGTAACAGTCACACCAACTTCAAGCGTAACACCATCAGTTACACCTTCTGTAACAGTAACCCCAACTAGCTCTATAACACCAACTCCAAGTGTAACCCCAACTAGCTCTATAACCCCTACTCCAAGTGTAACACCAGCTAGCTCTATAACACCAACTCCAAGTGTAACCCCAACTGTAACAGTAACACCAACTGTAACAATAACACCTACGAGCACAGTAACACCAACTAGCTCTATAACACCAACTCCAAGCGTAACCCCAACTGTAACAGTAACACCAACTAGCTCTATAACACCAACTGTAACAGTAACACCTACTCCAAGCGTAACCCCAACTGTAACAATAACACCAACTAGCTCTATAACACCAACTCCAAGTGTAACCCCGACTAGCTCTATAACACCAACTGTAACAGTAACACCAACTGTAACAATAACACCTACGAGCACAGTAACACCAACTGTAACAGTAACACCTACTCCAACCGTAA